TCGCCAATTAAGACTACTTATAATTTCGCTAAGTGTTTCAATCACTGTTCTATAATAAGTTAATCTATCTTGAGAAGCTTGTATTTCTGGATCAGAATTATAGTAGTGTTCCATTTCACCTTTTAATACTTTTAATCCATCAAATGGATCTGGATTCCACCCTTTAGTAGCAATTTCTTCTTGAGATAATTTGCCATTGTACCACAGCCATTTATCTTTCATTAATAAGTTATGGTCATTATCTACTCTTTTAAAACTAAGTTTAGCCTCAGCTAAAAGCTTGAGATATTTTGCGTGTAAGATTGGGGTGTTTAAAGAAGTTTCATCTAATCGCATTTTATCAATTTTGCAATCTTCTTCCCACGTTACGTGAAGTTCTTTTAAGTTCATAATATAATTTATATAGTTCTAACTATACTATTATACCATAGTCAATGGTAAATGTACAATTAAATTATTTTCCAGTAGTCAAACCTAAAGTCTACTGTGTAGGTAATGGGAGGGACGTCACCAGCTGCAGCATCAAGTGATATGGTACTTAAATTAGTTGGAAAAGCTCCATAATACTTAATTTGCTTATTCTGGTTATTATGGCTAGTTAGGACCATAACAGTGACGTCACCTATTAAAGGAATGTTTGTAGTATCATTTAAAGTTCTTTTGTCCTTTAATGGTACTTCAACCATTCTCTCTATCCATTCATATAGTTCTGTATACGAGCCCATATTCTCATCCATAATGACAGTAAAGTTAACAGGTGGAAAAGTAAGTTTATCACCTGGAAAATGTACGTCAGCTCTTCTAAAAGGAACTTGTGCTGGATTTATATCTACACCTGGATGTGCTACAGATTGAGCAAAAAACTCAAAGTTAGGATAGTTTTTTCTATCAATCAATACTCTAAAACCAGTAGGCTGTAAAATACTAACTGTTCCTATCTTATCAACAGCTGATGCTTCTGTAGTATCTCGGTTAGTTGAATATGCCATATAGACTATTTATAAGTTCTATTTTTCGTTTACAAACTCATTTAACTGTTTTGCAACAGCAATAACATCTTCTGCATTAATAGTTCTTAATGGAAGCTCTTTTGTGTTTCCTTCATTGTGAGAGTTCCATTCAAAAACTGCTTGATATTCTCTATCAATATTAGCAGTTAATAAGTCTTGGGCTTGTGATAATAGATCGGCTCGGATTTCGAACCCTGATTTTGGTTGTGACATTTTTGTCTCCTGTGTTTGTGTGTGTTTAAATTTTAAAGAGGGGGCCTTTCGACCCCCTCTGTACCTCAGTACAAAAACTTCGGTAGAATTATCTATACCTAAATTAGGTTAAGATATTGTCTACTCTGAAGATTCTGTAGTATTGGTTAGTTCTAACAGCAGCTAGACCGTCAGTAGGTGTTGAACCTACGAATGGGTTTGATACCATTCCGTAACGAGTTTTGAACCCGATACGTGGTTGGAAGGTATCCTCAGCAACTGCTCTGACCATTTGTAATGGAACATATGGGCAGTAGAACACGCCAGCATCATAAGGATTAGATCCTTTGAAGCCAACGTTAGCATAGTCTGCAGTAGCATATGGGTCAATATAGACTTTAATGCGACCGTTAAGTGTACCAGCAAAAGTATTGCCAGTGTCGTCAACGTTAAGAGCTGTGCTCATAGCTGGTGTGTAGTCAAGCATACCAGAAGCAGCTAAAGCAGTAGCAACGTCTGATGAACAGATAACTACGTTACCTTTTCCTCTACGTGTATCTTTAGCAATTTGGTTAGCTTCACGATCCAACTGAACTACAAGACCCTTGAATTTTTCAGCTGACCATCTGCCGTCTGCATCTGATGCCATATTGAATATACCATCAATTGCGACGTTAGCAGTAGTAGCACCTAGTTTAGCTTGAGAGTTAAGAGTCCTGATAACTTCTCTATTGATCTCAGCAAGGATTTCAGTAGAAAGAATGTTAGCAAGCTCAGTCTCAGCGTCTAGGCCATGGATAGCTTTAAGGTCTTGAGCAAGTTCTAAGCTGTAGTCAGCTCTTAGTGCTCTTGATTTTGCAGTTACGGTTTGCTTTTCAATGGTGAAACCCATTTGCTGAATAGCAGTAGCACCTGATGAACCTAAAGCTTCAGCTTTAGCAGTTGTCATACCGCCAGCAGCGTGTGCTGCAGAGATGTCAGAGTCAGCAATAGTACCGTCTCCGTCACCGTCTGAGATACCTTCTAGACCTGAAACATTATCAGAGTCATGAGTACCAGCAGAGTCACCAGCGAATCTTGTTTCAGCTTCGTTGAATAGAGCTTCTCTTGAAGCAGTTGAACCGCTTGTATATCTTGATTTCATTGCGAATATTAAGCCTGTAGGGCCAGTCATTGGCTGTACACCACAAACGTCATACGCAATAAGGTTAGGCATTGCACGTCTAACAAGTGAGATCAATACTGGATCCCATGTTCCGATGCTGCTGGTAGCGTTAGCTGGTGCAGCTTCAGTAATGAAACCTTGTTCTTGAGCTCTTTGCTCACGCAATGCTTTTTCTTGGTTCTCTAGAACCACGGCTGTAACAGCCTTACGATGATGATCTTTAATAGAACCAGCAGACTCTTCATTGAGTACTGGATTCCATTTTTCGATCAATTGGTCATATGATTGCATTGTTTTCTCCTAATGGAAGGTTAAAAATAAATTATTTTTTAACTTTGCGGATAGCACTAATGTATGAAGACATAAGATCAGAAACTTCCTCGGTTACTACACCTTCTCCGTTATCTTCTACTTCTTCTTCTAAATCTTGTGCTTCCACGGTTTTCTTATTGAAGTATGATTCTTTGATCGTTTTTACTTTATTTGCAAAAGTAGCTTCGTCTTCAAAGTCTACATCTTCTACTAAGCCTTTTAACTTTTCTACTTCTGTGTCGGCTAAATCTTTGGCAGCTTCACGAATGACAGCTTCCCTTTGATAACCTTCAAGAAGTTTAGCGTTTTCGATAGCTTGCTCAGTTGCTTCATTGAGTTTACCCTCTAATGCTTCAACTTCTTCTGCAAGCTCGTCGACTAGGTCTACTTTAGACTCAGGAACTTCAATGTAAGATTCAGTGAATAGATCTTTCAATTTACCCATGAATGCTTCAGCAATTTCAGTACGTAAACCGTTCTGAATAGCTAATTGGTTTTCCTTCATCCAATTTTCAACTACGTAATTTAAATAGCTATCAACCTTTTCAACTAGTTCGTTTTTAGTAGCTTGTACTTCTTCGTCTAGTTGTGTTTGATATTGCTCTTCTAAACGATCAATTTCTTGACTTAGTTTAGATTTTACAGCAGCCTCAAAAATTACCGCAGCTTTTCCTTTGAACTCATCGCTCAAAGTAGCTTCGGACTCTACTAGTGCATTAAGATCTTCAGAGAAATCTAATTCGACTTCTTCCATCTTAGCACCAGACTTTTTCATAGGCTCGGAATTTGATTTGTCCCCTTTTCTTGCAGGTGCTTTCTTAGTCGCATTAGCGGCTTTATCTGCAGCATCTACAGAGGCTTTCTCAGCGTCCTTACCTAGTTCTGGTTTGTCTTTTTCCACACCAGAGCCCTTAGGTTCTTGAGCTTCACTCACGATTTCGTCGTTCTCAACTGAATCGTGGAGTTCTGTCTCTTGATTTTCTTGTATATCGGACATTTTTGTCTCCTTATTTACGATTTGAGTAACGAGAGGAAATTCTTAAACTCACGAACTTGGGCCTCATAAAGGCCGGGACGCTTTGCTTTCTTAATTTCAGTCTCCATTTTCTCAATATGTCTTGCTTCGATAACGCCGTTATTCCAGATCCAGTCTACACCTTCCATAATACCATTAACAAATGCATTTGGTGCGCTTGGATCTTGCACAATATCTACTGTGTTTAGAATATAGTCATCTTTTACGACCATTACGCCGTTTCTACTTTCAAGACTTCCCATACCACGAGTTGAAACACCTAGTCTAACGCCACCATCTAATAGACCTTTTACGATCTTACCATTAGGAGTGTCGAGAATAGATGCTCTTCCTACCACATCATTTCCCTCAAATTTGAGATCGGTGATGCGGTGAGAAACTTTATCTAAGTTAACTGTAGGACCCTCAGGGTGATTTAATTCACCAACGGCTCTACCAGTTTTAACTTGTTCAGTGACATATTTGCCAACTGCTTTTTCCATGATCGCTTTTGGATATACGCGACCATTCCTATTCTTTTGATCGGCCTGAGCAAATACGCCTTCAATAGCATATTTCTTTTCGCCTTTTTCGTTTGCTTCAACAATAACTTCAAGATTGTTTTCTACGTATTCTGCTATTAACTTCATATCTTACCCGTCCGGATTAGTTATTTTACAAAACTTTACAGCAGAATTTGATGCATATACTACATCACCTGGAAGTTTTCTTATTAAGTGAATTTCATTAGGTGGCAATGTCATATAGACAGATTGACCTAATGCTGTTGCTGAATCTGCAACACCTACAGTGTATGCTGTTGTTGTATTAGTATTTACTGCTCTTACGTTAGTAGCAAGTGATACATTTACTCCAGTACCAGCAGAGTCACCGCTTGCAATTTCGCTTGTTAGTGGTTTGTATATGTTTGCCATTTACATCTCCGCTTGTTTTATAAAGGCTCTAGCCATTTTTTCTGCCTGAGCCTGGGTTAAATACTTATCTAACATGTCGCCGTCTATATGAGCATGAAACTTATTATCTGAACCCTTTCGTATTTCTACGTTATGAGTTCCGACTTTAACTTTCTTAACCAGTCTTCCGTGAGACTGACTACCCATTCTTCTAATTTCTGCGAATGTTTTCATATTAGTTATATTTATAATATCTTTGTCTTTAACTCTGATATTATCTCACTTATATTACCATACTGGTGATGATTGATATAATTTGTAATTGACTTAAAGCCTTTAAAACTCTCCCACTCTTTTCTTCCCAGTATAATGCAGTTAGTTCCATATTTTTCAAATTTTCTTAATATATTATATACTTTTTCATAATCTACAATAAAATTTTCTTCTGCTGTAGTGTGATAAAAAAATCTAAAAAATATCAACCAATCGTATTTCTTACCTTTATTAATTACAAAATTGTCTTTATTTGCTGACGTCATAGTATAATCTATGGTAGTGCCAAAGTATTCTCTTATTACTCTAAATGCACGAACGCCGTCAGTTATATTTGTATTGTCTAAGTATTCTGCTGTATGTATTGGATAATTGAAATGTTTACAAACGTATTCTAAGTATCCTCCTCCAGTCCCTATATTCAGTACACTTTCGGAGTTTATATTTAAAGCTTTTAAAGTATCATGTGTTACTAAAGCTTGTGCTAAGTGTGATCTATGTGTATTTGTAACTAAATATTGTATTTGTGAGTTCCAAGGTCTAAATCTTAATAGACCTGGATTACTTATTATATAGAGAAGATATTGTTCAGATAAGTCTTCTAAATTATTTAGAATCTTCGTCGGAAGTCTCTTCAGGTTCTTCATCATCTCCTGACGTATCTTCTTCTGTTCCGGTGTCATTATCATCTAGCTCTTCATCATCTAAATCAAATTCTTCGACTTCATCTACTTCAGCTTCAACTTCATCTGCAGCTGCCTCTGCTTCTGCATCTTCAAGATCGTCATTACTTACTTCACCAGCAACTAATTCTTCGTCTGGTTCAACTCCTACTTGAGGATCAAATATTTGACCAGCAATTTTAGTTCTAGCTTGATCTAATACATCTTGAAGTTTACTGTTTAACGCTCCACTAAACGCATCATTTGCTTTGTTAAAGTCTTTGTTTGCAATATTATCTATCATTTTAGCTAATGCTTCATTACTCATTATAATTCTCCTGGACCTTCGTCCTCATCATCTGTTGCAGTACCTATTTCCTGCTTTATTCTTTCAATTTCGTCGTCGTCTAACATAAGAATATTTTTCCATACCCACTGTTTAGAGTAGTATTCACCCACATATTGCTGAACTTGATCCATAGTTTGAAGTCTTTCCCTCATAATATCCATGTTCTTAAGTTCTACAAAGTGGTTATCCCTTTGATAGTCAACGATAATGTCGTTATACCAAGAATCCCAATCTTCTTCTGTAATAACACCTTTTAATAAAAGCTGCTTCTTAAGAATCTCTAAGAATAACATAGAAAATCTCTTACGTAGTCGATCAATGAATTTTTGGAATTTAATTTCGTCTCGTGTAATTTCTGTTGTTCTACCAAGTGAGAATTGAGCTTCTTGCTCTAATCTTTGCAGTGGAACATTAAGAGATCTATATAGCTTCTTCTGGAAGTATATAATATCTTCAATGTTT